TCAGGCTGTCGAAGAAGTGTCGACAAGCGGATTCAACCGCAATGCATCCTGAAGGTGATCCGGTGACAAATGGGCATAGCGCATGGTCATCGTCAGAGACGAATGCCCTAGGATTTTCTGCAGGGTAAGAATGTTGCCACCTCGCATCACGAAGTGACTGGCGAACGTGTGTCGCAGCACATGCGTTGCTTGCCCAGCCGGGAGCTTGATCGAAGTGGACTCAAGCACACGGCTAAAGGACATCATGCAATTGGTGAACAGGCCATGACGTCGATAATGCCGGTGCAACTGCTTCTCCAGATCAGCCGCAATTGGGATGGTACGAGTCCGGCGCGACTTCGTATTGGCAAAGGTCACAGCACCGTTGCGCACCCTTTCAGGCGTCAAAGCTTGTGCCTCACCCCATCGCGCGCCTGTAGACAGACAAATTCGAGCAACCAAGCCTAAATGCGGTGACGTAGAACGAGCATCGAGCGCGTCAAGCAGTTCGGTAATCTGCGGTTGCGACAGAAAAAACACCGGTCGCTCCTGCAAGCGCAACGGACGCACATTCGCCAACGGATTCGGGTAATCAATATCACCTAAGCGCCTAAGCTCGTTGAATACGGCCTTGAGGTAGCCCAGCCGATTGTTGAGCGACTTACCATGAACGCCCGATTCAAGCTGAAAACGCCGAACCTCACAAAAAGCATTGCCAGTGAATGACGACGCCACCGGATCGCCAAGATCGGCAGCAAGACGCGCTAGAACACCTTTCAGCCTTTTACTGTCAGCCAACGTATGGCCATGCAGATCATGGTATCGAGTGCATAGCTCAGAAAGACGCCGACGGTCCTTAGGCTTAGGAGACCATTGCGGGCTTTCGATCACCTTCGCACGACAAGTAGCCTCAAAACGCTGAGCTTCGCCCTTGGTCTTGAACGTTTTGCGGAAGCGCCTACCCTTGATGGGCTCAATGTCGACCTTCCAACGGCCGTCTGGCAGTTGCTCAATTGCCATGATGACCGCCCCGGCCAAGAGCATTGGAGGCAACGTGTTTATCTTGTTTGTGTTTCTGGCAAACAAACATCAGATCGCACGCCCCCATCGAACGTGTCGCTCTTGCAGGAGCTTTTCGATATGAGCGAACAACATCAGGTCAGTCATCCCTTTTCCGGCGTAGTGGTCGCGGATTACGGGCCAGCAGTCCCACTCCTTCAGGACCCGGAACGCCTTTTTTGCAGGCACACGCTCTCGAGCTAGCAGACTGATGAAGTTGCCCAGGAACAGCTCGACGTTCTTACCGGTGAAACCACGACTGGTCTTGTATGAGCGCTGGTAACAGGTTTCATCAGCCAGAGAATCGACAGGCAGATCAACACAAACGTCATCGCGAATGAGCGTCCAAAGAGGGTCGAAGTAACCGGGACGGGAGAGCAGCTTGAACTGACGAAGACCATAGCGCCAAAGCCCATCAAGATGCGGCGCAAAGGCTGAAAACGAGTCGGTGTCGATGATCTGGCCTGTCTTAACGTCGACGGAACCACTCGCAAATTGCTGGACAACGGAGTGGTGATAACGCAGCTCGACACGCCAGACGTCAGCATCAGGATCGTAGTTGTCAGGATCAGCAAGATCGAACGAGTCATTGCGACGCCAGACGCGCTCCCAATAATCGAGCTTGTCAGTCGCACGGGCCTGAAGAGTCTTGTTGTAAATGGCGAGCTGGACACCCCCAGCGGAGCCAAACAGGAACGACTGGCCCTTGCCATAGGTAGCCGATTCCATGGACCACTTGATTTCCTTGATACCGGAAATGTCACGAGTGGCACGTGCACGACAATGCATGCGAGCCACAAGATCATCCGAAGGCGCCCACCCCTGAAGATCAAGCGCCAAGTGAACAGCGCATTGGTTGCGCTCCCGATTGGTCAGCACAGCAGCCGCGTAGTAATCCATGCGCTCTTGCAGGCGCTCAGGCGACAACGCATCAACAGCGTGCGGCGAGACTTCGATTTTCAGGTGCGGACCAATGCTCTCAAGCGTCGCGTTGAAGTTTTTCACCAACAAGATGATGCCCAGATCGGCATTTTGCAGTTTGTACTGGTAACCGGAGTCCCGGCCTACCCGACCGGAATGCCAGATTTCACCGGCAAACTCGACCATTGCGCCCGGCATTTCAAACAGACCCATGATTTCAGGTCGAATCAGGCCACGGTACAACTGACGAACCGTGTCGACGCCACATCGAAGCAGGCGAACGCCCGAAAGATCGGTCAGAACATGAGTGCCTTGATCAATGAAAAGACGCCCATGGCGATCCTCAACGGCGGTCTGAAGGTCGAGCCTTTTTTGATCTACTACCTTTGCCATTCTTTTGCCCTTACTGCGGAATACAGCGGTTCGTTAAATACGTTTATCTGACGTGCTACAGGGACGTCACCGAGCGGGTTTTGCGCGCCGGCTCGTACCTCGCCCGGCGAGCAAAACCCCGCACCATCACCAAAGAAATTGCCCTTTCTGATACGGAACGACCGTCAAGCCGCCACCGCTCGAAGGCTGAGCAACTACTGGCTGTGAGACTGGCTGAGAGGGTCGTGGAGTGCTTTGAGCGTCTTGGCGCTGGGAGCTGCCAGAGCGGTCGGGGATGGTCGGATCGAAAAAGCCGTACTCAACCACCCGATTGCAGAAGGCGAAGTCCGTTTCTATGCGAGTGCTCTGCTGCGTGTAGCACTGGCACACGGTAGGGACGCCATTCACCACCGCATGCGCCATACGCCCGAACTCACGTGCATAGGTGTCGGGATCAGTGCTGGACATGCAGTAGAGCCGAGGAAACGAGACAGGCCGCGTCAGTTCATCGTAGATAGGCGCAGACGCTGGAATCTGCGACACCCGAGGCACCCGACGCCCTATATAGCCGGCGACTGTTTCGGGAGCGCTAGCCTGACCATCCCCCGCGGGCCGGATAAACGCGCCCACCGTGTCGCGCACCTGATCGACCATGCTCCCCGCCGGCGCGCCACTGCTGGCCGGCGCGACCTTCTCGGCGTTGTAGCGCTCATATGCTCGGTAGACGAGGATGCCCGCACCCAGGATGACGCACAGCGCCAGGATGAACTTGGTCGGCACCTTGGTCTGGAAATGGTGCTTGGCATTAGTGCTGGTATAGGCGCCGAAGTAACGCTTATCCAGGCGAAGCGATTTCTTGTCGGCATCCTTAAAGCTGGTTTTCACCTCTACCTTTTCAACCACCACTTCAGACTCGAAGCGCAGCAGCTGGGCCGACTTGAACACCCGCCAGTAGTGAATGTGGCTATTGCACAGGCGGCGAAGGTGCACATCAAGATAGCGCGGATCTTGCGTGACCAGATGCACTTCGTGGCCTTGGTGACGCATGGTCTCGAAGCGGGTGATGTGCTCCGGTGGACGGGCGCGCGGGTCGCGTGCACCAAACCAACCTTGGGCTTCGTCGACGACGATGATCGAGTCGGCCGGCAGCTCGAACCACTTTTCCGGATCTTCAAACTCAAACCACTGCGCTTGCAACTGATCGGGCTTGAGGCCGTTGATGTTGTGGTAGTAGACCACCCGGCCTTCGCCATGGGCTTTCTGGTCCACTTCGCGGATGGTGTTCAGGGTCTTGCCGTGGCCGGGTTTACCAGTGCGGATAACGAGCATGACGCCTCCTTAGGCTTCGATGGAGGTGCCGCCCGGCTTATGCCAGACCTGATTACGTTTGCGGTCGGTGGCCTTGTCGATCCCGGCAAGGATGAAGCGCGTAGAGATCGCCGCGAAATACAGGTTCACCACCACATCGAACTTGGCGAGTCCGAGAATGCCTTGGATCACCGGCCCCACTTCACCCATCAGGCCGAACAGGTAGTCCTGGGCTTGGCCAATGATCAAGTTGAAGCCCATATAGGTGACGAAGCCGAAGCCGATCATTTTCAGCACCATTTTCACCAGCGGACCAAGGACGATGACGAGCATCTGAACAATGAACAGGAACTGCATTACTGACCTCCTACGGAGCGACCGACGTAGAGCGCGGCAAGCACGGTGGCCACCGCCACGAATAAACCGCTCAGATCACTAGCGGCGCGGCATAGCGGCTCATAGCTGATTTCAAAGGAACGCCCGCCCGCCATGGTCAAGCTGAACTTCTCGGCGGCGGGGCAAGTGGAAGGTAGAAAGCGCGTGCCCTGATTAACGAACGATGGAACGTCGATAACGCCGTTACCTTCATTCAGTTCAAACTTGTCACCGGTGACTGTCGCCTCGATTCCAGGCTTGTGCTTCTCGAAATCGGTCATCTCTTGCGCAAGGCAGAGCTGTTCTTTTTGCTGACGCAGGATTTCGCAGTCGATGGCATCGCCACTACACGAAAAGCCCGCATCGCAGGTGCCGACCGAGGCTTCACGTTCCGGCCCTTCTTCGCCTTCTTCTTCCGATCCACCCTCTTTATCGCAACCGGTCCCGGTGCATTCGTAGTTCGAATCACCGGGTTTGCCGTCGGCGTCTTCCTCGCTGGTAGAGGTTTCGGTTTTGCTGGTGGACGTGCAGGGCTTCACGCCCTTGCAACTGGTCTTGTCGGTGGTGGTATCGGTTTTGGTGGTAGTCGACCCGTCGGGATTGGTCTTCTTTTCGATGTCCTGCTTTACATCGGTTTTGCTGTAATCGGGAGGCGGGACACCGGCTTTGCAACTATCACCGCTGCAATCAACCTTTCCAGGCTGCTTGCTTTCCTCGGTTGAATTACATGAACGCGTTTGAGTGCCGTCAGCCTGTGTTTCCCAATCACCGCACTTGCTGTCTTTGGCAAATGTCGGATCAGCTTTAGTTGGCGGCTTGCTTGGCGGCTGATCGAACGGATTACCCGGCGAAGGATTGCCAGAAGTGCAAGAACTACCATTGCCCTTATATTCAACGGTACAAAACACGTCAGTGAGATTGTCGCCATCAAGGAAGCGAGAGCAACCCTTAACAACATTAGTGCGCGCGTACTGGCATTGATTCTCGCAAATAGCAGGAGGCGGCGCATCAGGTGGCCCCGGACGATCTAACGGGCCGCCGTTGTATTCATGAGTAATTATTTGACCTTCAGTTGACGCACATTTGTCTTCTTCAGGCGCAATACATTCGCCAGTTTCAGAATTGTATTCCGAATTAGCAGGGCACGAGTCGCCATAGCGCTGCGCTACATAAGAATAGGTAGAATAAACATTTGGATTAGTAGGGTGCGGCTCGCGCCACTTGCACTGGCCGTATGTCGGGGACATGAACTCACAGTTTTGGAATTGCCAAGTTGCAAGTCTTGCATCAGTAACACCCTGAACACGCGCAGAGTTTAAAGCAGCCTCTTTCAATGACGGCTGCGGGGTGCATTGAACCTGTGAACACTTCCAATAATAGTCCTCAGCACTAACGGGAGAATGCCAAAGCAGCAAAGCCGCCAAAACCGCAAAAATCCTTTTCATATTCACACCCGCCCAAAGAACACGAGGTAAAACGCCAGGGTGGTGAGGATCAGGACGTACAGTTCGTAGCTCATTGGCGTTTCCCTTGAAGAGAAAACCCCGCCGGAGCGGGGTTTGTTTGCTTCGGCACATGCAGTGCGCGGTTCCCGGTTACAGTGCGCGGCGCATGTACTTGAACGCCATGGCGGCGATGATTACGGCGAACACCGCCCAGCCGATGGTGCCGACGTCGGTGCCGGCCTCATCCAGTGCGCCTGTGGCTTCCGGTGGAACAGCCGCGTAGGCCTGTTGAACGGCCAAGAGGCCGGTTGCAGCAGCGGCGCCCAGGGAGCGACGCAGGGTCTTGATGTGTTGCATGGGTGATACCTCACTGTTTCAGGACTTTTTTCAGGACCAGGAAGCCGAACACGGTGGCGAACAACACGATCGCTTCGCCCTGTAGCTCGGTGACCTGTTCCCAGGACAGTGCAGCGCCGTAGAGGCTCTGCATTTCCTCGACCGTGAGGGCCACCAGCGAGCCGGAGCAGACGGGCGAACCGTCGGCGCCTTGCAGCCAGTCACCGTCACAGGCGAGGAAATTCATGCACCGGCCTCGAGGAGGTCGGCGGCTTGTTCGAGCGGTTCGCAGTCGGGGCAGACGGCGAAATGGGGCGGCAGGTTGAGGTCCGACAGCAGATCGCTTTGCGGGGCAGGCAGCGCCATGAGCTTGCCCATGTCGTTGCCGCAGCAGTCGCAAATCACTCGGTCACTGATCAACATGGCCCGCCCCTCCCCTTTAGTTGGCTTTACCCGGTTCCGGCTGAGCACCGGGAGCAGGCTTGGAGGCTTGCTGGCCTTGCGGAGTGGCAGGCTTGGACGCTTGAGCGCTGGGCTTAGCTGATTCAATGTGCACGCAAAGGTTGTTTCCCTTTTGCTTGCCAGCGCGCGCAACTTCGAAAGTAATACGCACCAGTTCCAGCGGCTGGAAGTTGGCACCAGATGCGAATACCTCATCCGCAACTTCGAGCGGCACATCCATGCTTACAATGGACAGGCCGTTTTCGGTTTCACCGTCCGCTTCGTCGCCATAGAAGACCTTGACAATCTTCACGTCATTGCCGTTCTGATTGAAGGCGACTTTCTGAGTGCCCAGAAACGCTACTTCCATTGTCGAACGTGCCATGTTGTGTTTCCTCTTTTAGTTGCGCTTATTGCGCGGATTTTCCATGTTTCGAGCCGAGTTTTCCTTTCAGGGAAACTTTCGTTTTCCCTGTTTTTCCTCATTCGACTTGACTGGTATTTCTTACTTAACTTATTGGGCGATCCCTTCGGGCCGGGCTCTATTTGCTTCGCAAACCAAGCCAACAAGTTGTCTTGGCCCTTCGGGTAACGATCCCTATCGCAACACCAAGGGCTTTGCCCTTGTCATCCCACTCTTGCCGCCGAGGGCTCAGGAGCGCGGGAGGAAAAGCGCCTCCCACACTCCCGAGCAGAGGCTGTTTTGTTTCGTGCAAGGTCAAGGGGCTTTCGCGGCATATCCTCAACCGGCATGAAGCGTGCCGGTCTGCGGTATTCCACGTCCCCTTGACTCGGCAATCGTTGTGCGGGGCTTCCAGCGCGCTTCCCGAGCTGGGAGCGTAGGCAGTCGCTTGGCCGACGCCTTCAGTGCAGAGCAAGGCGTCGGCCAGCAACTGCCGGCTACCGCTCCGATACGCGCGGAATTCCAGCCCCGACATGACCACCATGTAAATCACCCCCGGTCACCTTCATCGCGCGGCTTGATTTCGTCCGGGCACCCCACCGCCACCCACTGAGCCAGCACCGCACCACCCAGCCGCCACGGGTCAGTAACACGTGCCACGCCTTCAGCCTGCAATGCGAGCACCACGCTGGCCGGTGCGAACACATAGAACCGCCGTTCCTTGTCGCCGGCTTCAGCTGGGTCTTTGCGCGTTGGGATTTCCATGCTTATTCCCCTATCAGTTCCGGGAGAGCGTTTTCGTTCGGGCCAGCAGGCTGAGCACAGATCAGAGGATCAACCGCCTTCAGCGCTTCCGTTACAGCCACGTTTGTCGCGATGGTTCCGAGGACCACACCCATCACCAGGGGAAACCACCATGCGCGGGCGATGACGACGAGGTATCTAGGCAACAT